AACAGAATCTCCTGTTGATTTCATAAATTCGACCCTGCATCTGTCTATAAAATTAGCAGCAAATGTAGATCCAGCACCTTGAAGGTTATCAGCATGTGAAGGGGTAACAAAAAAAGCATTAGCAAATATGGCTAATGCTACTGGTAAAGCAATGAATTTAAATTTCATACTTATAGTATATACGACAAGACTATAAAGTTTTGTTATAAATGGCAAACAAACAAAGAACTTTAGATGAATAATGGAGCAGTTTATGGACTTGCTCAGGTCTCCCAGGGTGCGACCCTGGCTTATCCGTACTCAGCAATAAGGTTGCTATAAGCAACTGCATGTATCATGACGGAATAGTATCTATTATACTATTGAATTTCAATAGTTTTTGGTAGTTTATCTTCTGGGATCTGCTTTTCAAGTCTGATATCTAAGATACCATCTTTGAATTCGGCCCCAACAACTTCTACAAACTCAGGAAGAGTGAAGATATCAGTGAACTTGCGAGCAGCAATTCCCTTGTGTAGATACTCTGCACCCTCTGGTAACTCAGCATCCTGCTTTTCGCCCTTAATTGTAAGTTTACGATTGTCTAGCGATACTGAGACATCATCCTTAGAGAACCCAGCCAAAGCAAATGAAAGAATATACTCTTTATCATTTAGTTTGATTTGATTGTAAGGTGGATAGTTTGTTGTTGTTGTTACCTTCTGTAGGTTTGAGAAGGTATTAAAAAATGGATCATTAAAAAGATCCAGTGCTGTTTTTACCATATTATTCCCCTTTCAAGCGAATAAGTTAATTCCCCCCATATGGGCAGGTAACAATATTATAACATAGAAAAGCAGGCCTGTCAAATAACAAGCCTGCCAGTCTATAGTAAAATTACTTTACTTGATGGGTTGTCTTTCCTCCGCCAGATGACTTCTTTGCAGGAGCCTTCTTTGCGGTCTTCTTAACAACCTTTGCAGACTTAACTGCTGCATCTACCTCATCTACAGATGGCATCTTGCCGAATGCAGGATCGTTAGGGTTGGCTGCTCTCAATACAACGGGCACAAGTGCTCCAAGTAGTGAATATGCTAGTGTCTGGGGATCTGTAACTCCAGAAGCATACATTGCTGTTGCTGCTCCAAGAACTGATCTTCCGTATGACGCTAGTGCGTTTTTGATTTGTTGGTTCATTTTTTCCTCCTAGGATATTTATTCATTTGTTAGTTTATCACTAACAAAACCTTTTCTTGATTCCACATACTGTTTAATAAATGGAACTATTACGTTTACTTCTTCTGATGGTACAGCGTTAATAAGCATGTGGTTTATCCCCCTACTTTCGAGAGTATTTACAAGATCATCAAACTGCTCATATGTAAGGTAAGCAGTATCAAGAACTGGCTGTGGAACCTCTCCTTTTCTCCACACTGGTCTAACTACATGGTTTGTTAGCAAGTCAAGTTCTTCTTCTGTTTTTCTAATAACGGGAGTAATTGCAATCATCACTTCCATCCCGTCTAATTCAAGTGGTACTGATGCAGAACGATGCTTTAGGAAATCAGACCAGCCCCTACGAGCATAAATGTGATAAGGTAAAATAATCTTGTGACCATATTTTTTTGCTGCTTCAAAGACGTAACTGTTCGTTGTTGATACATATATGTCTAACTTGTTTCTATGGTTTGGATCACGCCAATATCCTGGAGACTCTTTGTCTTGATCCATTTCATTTAATACTCTAAGAAACTCTATCATATAGTTTGATCTGTCAAGAGCACTGGCATTGTCATTGATATCTCCAACAACACCACCAACTCCGTCTTCATGGTCTTTTATATATCCAGAAATTAAATTAATCTGAAGTCTTCCCCTGTCTATCCTATCTATAGATCTATTTATCATAGAAAGATATTGAGGAGATATTGTGTATGGGCGAATGGCTACCAAGTATTTAATGTCTTCGCCTTTTTCTATATCTTTTGCTGTCTTTACAAACATGTCTCCTTCTGGGATATCATGTGTAAACATGACGCCAGAAAAGTTATGGTTATTTAAGTTGGATGGATCTTTTGGATCTCCAGGGTTTCCCATCACTCCGCCAAAATAATAAAATTTCATTCTGTTGCCTTAATGTAGTGATAATCGCACAAATCAACTATTCTTGTTTGAGAATTTGCCCAGATACGGGTGCTTTCTTCTTCGCAAAACTCTTCCTCACAGATAAATAGATTAACATTCTTTGTGCTTTTTAGTTGTATCATTACATTATTCTATCATAGTCTTCTGGGAGTAGTTTTTTTAACTTTTCAAATTCTGAAGATATTTTTTTTAAAGCAAAATCATGAGGGGCAAGCATGCCCTCAACTGATGACCCATACTCATTATAGTAGTCAATCTGTGGGCCAACCTCATTAATAAAAGAACTCAGGCCAGCCTGTACCTCTTCTATATATTGGTATGCCCAATCACGAGAATCTGAAACAAATTTCAAAAAATCCTCATTAGACTGATCTTTATCTGTTTTGTTTGTGTTGCTGCTTAATTGCTGAATTAGCATGGCCTCTAAAGTCTTTTGAATAATAACCTTGTTAGCCCTTTTTTGTATAATATAAAGAGACAAGAAAAGCAAAGTTAGAGAAGACAAGATGCATATAAAAATTAATTCAATCACAGTTCTTTGCCACCCTCTCTAACCAAAAGAACTATTGCTCCGTTATCTTCCAAAGCCTTTTTTACACGGATCATATATTCTATAGCCTGCTTTTTCTTTTCAACTGTTTCAAGAGACATAAAGACTTTTTCTTTTGCCTTGACTGTTATGAATGTTTCATTATCTACTAACTCTACAGAAAATCCTTCAGGACATCTAAGAGATCTGAACGCTCTTCTCATTTGATCTGTATACATATTACTCCATTGTTAGGGACTGCCATGTTATTCCCCAGTCTGTCTTTGTCTTATGGCTAGAAAATTCTTTTGATATTTCTCCATTTTCTAAGTATACACCACCCCATACACCCCACTCTTTACCAGAAATTCCAACAGAAAAGCATTCTTTTCTTACGGGACATTCTGAACACATTAGGTCTATAGCAGGCCTTAGCAGTTCATCTTCTTCATACTTGTCAAAGAATATGTTTGTATCATAATCCAGGCATGCAGCATCATCTTTCCACTCATACTTATTCATGTTACCTTACATACTTGTCAGGTATTTCCCATCCAGTTCTAGAAACGACAAAGATCTTTTTTAAATGCCAAGCATTATTTTTTAATGCTCCTTGCTTTGATGTAAAGGCCTTGTCTGACCTTATCATCTCTACAACATCCCATCCATCCCAGGAAAGGCTGTTGCTCTTGGAAACAATTTCTTCCATTTTTTCAAGAGAATTGATTGATACCATTATGTGTGCTCCTTAGAAGTTATATACGTTTGTGTTGATATTTTTTGATCTTGATAAATTTACTATTCGAGAAGCCTGCTCTTTTGGATTAGAAACAAAAGCAAAATGATTAAAACTGCTTATGTTTTCTTCAATCCATTCAGGCGTAACCCTAAATAACTTAATCGACTTTCCTCTAGACTTCATCCCTCTTTCAGAAAGATTGACAAACTCAGATGCCATTGCACTAATATTTGCTGGACCAGCAGTGTACAAATAAAACTCTTTGTCACTTTCCTCTAATTCAGATAATGCAACTGCCATTGCTCTAAGAAAAATGTTGTAGTTGTTGAAACTAGTCGTTCCCTGTACCCCTACTATCATTGCTTATCCCTTCTCTTAGTTTGTCTAATATGAATAACATCTTGTCTAATTGTACCTTATCCATATGCTCCGTGTCAACTTGTATGGCATAGTCTTTTCCGATCAAGTTATTTACCATTTGTGCTGTATAAAAGGCATTGTCTTTGATCCAATACGCCTCGTTTTCAACAATAATAACTCTAACATTTTCTTTTTCTTGACGAATTTTTGATTGGCTTTTTCTATTTATTTTTTCAATATATTTTCTCTGCTTTGAGTATTGACTATGAATCATAGATTGAGTCATCATAGGCTCATAAACTGTACCCTTTTTAAAGAACACTATATATCCTATTACTAATAATAAAGGAACAGTTAAGGCTAACGCTCCGTACAGGTTATTCATAAATACCCCCAGATAATGATTGTATCACTTTTCTTTAAACCCTCAGTCTCCAGTTCATGGATTTAGGACCCTGTTTTATCATTTGAAACATGTGGTGCTTATATTGTTCTGTTAGTTCTGCATAGATTTCTGGATTCACCAACTCAAGTTTGTCTGTTATAGAATAAAGCATTTCGCCTTTTTCATCTATTCCAGCCATCTCTATGGCACCCTGCATAATTAAATGCTCTACCATTGCTTGGCTTCTTAGGTTCATTACTTACCAGACTTCTTTCTAGCCTTTGCAAGTGCAACAAAGTCTTTGACCTTCGTCTCTCCCATATAGCCCCAAGCATGTCCATCATTAATCATTTTGTCATTGATTGAAACAGTATCACCATCAAGGTAAACCCAACCAAGGATGCGACCAAACTTTTCAGATGAGTTCATCTTTTCTGTTTTGATAACAACAGACTTAGCACTGTCAATAGCAGCCTTCAAATAAGCCTTTGCTTCCAGTCCTAAAGCCTTTTCAGCCTTGTCTGTAGTGCGAGA